CAATATCTCACCTGAAAAAATGATAAAGGGTGGTTTGATGGACACTAAGATTGAAAAGATGTTACATCAACAGAATGATTTATCTCAACTCAAAAAAGAAAATGTTACAGTTACACCAAACGGTGTTAAGTTCAAAAGAGACAAACAAGGTTTTCTTCCTGAACTTATGGAAACATTATACGATGAGAGAAGAGAATACAAACAGAAGATGATTGCACATCAAAAAGAACTACAAGTTTGTGATGACCCAATCGAAAGAAAAAGACTTGAAGTTAAAATCAAAAGAGCATACAACAACCAACAGGTCAGAAAGATATCTTTGAACTCTGCATATGGTGTTCTTGCAAATCAATACTTTGCATTCTTTGACCCACAACTTGCAGAGTCAGTTACAACTGCAGGTCAATTAGTAATCAAATGGTCAGAGAAAACTGCAAACGATTATCTAAACAAGATACTTAAAACTGATAAAGACTATATCATTGCCATGGATACAGACTCAATCTATATCACACTTGATGATTTAGTAAGTCAAATCTTTACCAAAGAACAACAACAAGATAGAGAAAGAGTTATCAACTTCTTATGTAAGATTGAATCAGAGATTGAAAATGCATTGAGAGAGGGATTTGATGAACTCAGAGATTACACGAATGCATTTCAACAGAAAATGGAAATGGGCAGAGAAGTCATTGCAGATAGAGGTATCTGGACTGCAAAGAAAAGATACATTCTTAATGTGTATGACAATGAGGGTGTAAGACTTAGAACACCAAAACTAAAAATGATGGGTATTGAAACTGCAAAGTCTTCAACTCCACAATGGGTGAGAAAGAAACTTACAGAAGCATTGAACATTGTAATGACTAAAACAGAGAATGAATTGTGGGACTTTGTTGAGACAACAAGAAAAGAATTCAGAAATCTTCCTGTTGAAGAGATTGCATCACCAAGAGGTTGTAATAATCTAAGTCAGTATAAAGATATGACTAACATCTATGCAAAAGGAACACCCATACATGTCCGTGGTGCTTTACTTTACAATCATAACTTAGAGAAACTAAACTTAGATAAAAGATATGAGTTGATAAAGAACGGAGATAAACTTCACTTTACATATCTTACAACACCAAATCCAATCAAAGAGAATGTTATCTCATTCTTGTCAGTTATGCCTAGAGAGTTTGACTTGCAGAAATATGTTGATTATGATTTACAGTTTGACAAAGCGTTTGTTGAACCACTTAAAGGTATTATCAGTCATATAAATTGGAATGTAGAACCAGTTGCAAGTCTTGATAGTTTCTTTGGATAAATATTTTTATGGCATATAGTAAAAAAGTAGTCGATAGATTCGAGAGTGTTCTGAACAATCCAGAAAAACATTCTGTTGGAAGATTCGACCCAAAAGACCCAATGGTTGCAACAGGCATGACAGGTGCACCTGCGTGTGGTGATGTTATGAAACTACAATTAAAGTTAGACATGGATGAAAGAATCGTTGATGTTAAATTTAAAACTTATGGTTGTGGTTCTGCAATTGCATCATCAACCATGTTTGTTGATATGTTAAGAGGCAAAACAATTGACGAGGCAAAACAAGTCAAAGACAAAGACATTGCAGAGGCACTCGAATTACCACCAATCAAGTTACATTGTTCTGTTCTTGCAGAAGATTCAATAAGAAAGGCAATAGAAGATTGGGAAGAAAAATCTACACATAGAAAACATAATTATCCTAAATAGAAGTATGAAAAACATATATGAATATACTGTAAATGTTGTCAAGGTTGTGGATGGAGATACAGTAGATGTAGATATCGATTTAGGTTTCGGTATGGTCTACAAAAAACAGAGAGTAAGGATGTTAGGCATCGATACTCCTGAATCCAGAACTAGAGACTTAACAGAGAAGAAGTTTGGTAAAGCATCAAAGAAACATCTAAAGAAACTATTAGAAGAAGCAGAGTCAATTACATTAATCTCACACGACAAAGGAAAGTTTGGAAGAATTCTAGGTGAATTGTTTGCACATCACATTGAAGGACATCCAGTATTTGGTCATAAAGTTAATGTCAACGAACAAATGATTTCAGACCACCATGCAGTAAAATATACAGGTGGTAATAAAGAAGAAATTGAGGAACAACACATGGCAAATAGACAAGTTCTACTTGCAAATGGAACGGTTGTTTTAGATTAATGGAATTTTCTAATATAGACCTACTCTACATGTTCTTGATAGGTGGTTTATATGCCGGATTTATATTCATGGAAGTTCAAATATCCCAAATCAAGGCAATGATGGAAGAACATGTCAAGTGTGATGAATCTATCAAAGAAATGTCTAAAAGATACCACCAAAAAGAATCATAAAAACCCCTTTACAAATAAGATACATACCTCTATAATAGAGATATGATTATTAACATTATGAGAGGTGTAAAATTATGAGATTCTTAGATGAATTAATTAAATCAACAGGTAATGAATACGCAGGTATCGTTGCCGACGGAGTTCAAGCAGGTGATGTTGACTCGTTTGTAGATTCAGGCAGTTATATATTCAATGCACTCCTTTCTGGTTCACTTTATGGTGGACTCCCCAAAAACAAAATTACTGCAATCGCAGGTGAGTCTGCAACTGGTAAAACATTCTTTGCGTTAGGAATGGTTAAACAGTTCTTAGAAGATAATCCTGAGGCGGCAGTAATCTATTTTGAATCTGAATCTGCAATCACAAAAGAAATGATTGAAGAAAGAGGTATAGATTCAAATAGAATTGTTATCGTGCCAGTTGTAACTGTTCAACAGTTTAGAACTCAATCGATAAACATCTTAGACAAATATTTAGAAACAGATGAGTCAGATAGACCACCTATGATGTTTGTCCTAGATTCACTCGGTATGCTTTCTACTACAAAAGAGATAGAAGATACTGCAGACGGTAAAGAAACTAGAGATATGACTCGTGCCCAAATTGTAAAGGGTGCATTCAGAGTATTGACTTTGAAATTGGGTCGTGCAAAAGTTCCTATGATTGTAACTAATCACACTTATGATGTAATCGGTTCAATGTTCCCACAAAAAGAAATGGGTGGTGGTAGTGGTCTTAAATACGCTGCTTCATCTATCATCTATCTTTCTAAAAGAAAAGAGAAAGAAGGAACAGAGATTATCGGTAATATAATTCATTGTAAGAATGCCAAGTCAAGACTTACAGTTGAGAACAAAGTTGTAGATGTCAGATTGACATACGATAAAGGACTCGATAGATACTATGGTCTTTTAGACATGGCACTTGCAAGTGGTATATTTGAGAAATCATCTACAAGAGTTAAGTTACCAAATGGTAAAACAGAGTTTGGTAAAACAATCAATAATAATCCTGAAAAATACTTCACACCAGAAGTTATGGAGAAATTAGAGTTAGCAGTTAATAAAGAGTTTAAATATGGAAGCAGCGAGATTAGAACAGACAATTCTGAAGAATCTGATTCAGAATGAACCATTCACAAGAAAGGTTCTACCTTTCTTAAAATCAGAGTATTTCACCGAGAGTGATGAAAAGGTAGTATTCAAAGAGATACAACAGTATTTCCTAAAATACACCAAACCACCTACCACGGAAGCACTTCTCATAAACTTAGACAACAACACTTCTCTATCAGAGAATGAATTGAAAATGTCTAAAACCGTGATAAGTCAATTCGACAAAGAAACCACTCCAATGGATTGGTTAGTTGAAGAGACTGAAAAGTGGTGCAAAGATAGAGCAATCTATATTGCAGTCATGGACTCTATTGAGGTTATCGATAAGAAATCTCAAAGGTCAACTGGTGAAATACCTGAACTCTTAAAAGATGCATTGTCAGTTTCTTTTGACCAACATATTGGTCATGACCAGATTGAAGATGCAGACGACAGATATGAATTCTATCATACAGAAGAAGAGAAGATTCCGTTTGACTTAGAATATTTCAACAAGATTACCAAAGGTGGTTTACCAAACAAAACACTTAATATCTGCCTTGCAGGAACAGGTGTTGGTAAATCATTGTTTATGTGTCATATGGCATCAGCAGGTTTGATGATGAACAAGAATGTATTATACATCACACTTGAAATGTCAGAAGAAAGAATTGCAGAAAGAATCGATGCAAATGTTCTTAACATTCCAATGAAAGAACTTCCTGATTTATCAAAGAAAATGTTTGATAAAAAGGTTGATAAGATTCGTGCAAAGACAAAAGGTAAACTAATCATCAAAGAATATCCAACTGCATCAGCACATGTTGGTCATTTCAGACATCTTTTACAAGAACTAGAAATCAAAAAAGATTTCAAACCTGATTTGATATTCATTGATTACTTAAACATATGTGCATCACATAGAATCAGACCTGGTTCTGGTGCAAACTCTTACACATTAGTTAAGAGTATTGCAGAAGAACTCAGAGGTCTTGCAGTAGAATTTGATGTGCCTATTATGAGTGCAACTCAAACAACAAGAAGTGGTTATGGTTCAACAGATATTGGACTTGAAGATACTTCTGAAAGTTTTGGTCTGCCTGCAACTGCAGATATGATGTTTGCACTAATTACTTCTGATGAACTAGAAGAGTTAGACCAACTTGTAGTGAAACAGTTAAAGAATCGATACAATGACCCTACAGTATTTAAGAGATTTGTTATCGGTGTAGATAGAAGTCGTATGAAGTTATACGATTGTGAACAAGAAGCACAAGAAGAACTTATCGATGGTGCCATCGAAGATGATGATACACCTGTATTCGATAGAAACAGAGGTGCTGAAAAATTCCAGGATTTCAATGTTTGACGATAAATTAATACAGAAACAATACGAAGAGTATAAAGAAAATTATGTAGAACCTGATGCACTAGGCAGGTCTATGATGAGAGATAGAATTACAGAAGACTTATCTTTTGTATCTCAAATGTCAGTAGAAGAATACACTTTGTATTTAAAATACCAAGAGATACATCGTAAGTATCCTACACAAGAGATTGGAACTTTGTTTGGTTCTGAAAGACAATTTGTAGATGAGAAACATATCAAACTTATTGATGAAGTCAAAAACAATATATGGATTCCTAATTCATATGAAGACTATGAGAAACTAGAACCAGAATTAATCTATACATCTATGACATCAGATGATAGAGAATCAGCAGGTTCATGGTCAGAAATCTGGAATTGTATCAGAACATTTACATCTACAATGAAGAACTCTTCCAACATCGGAAGAAATCTACACTATGTTGTCAGAGATAAAGTTACAGGGAAATATCTTGGTGTTATTTGTATTACAGGTGATTTCATTGACTTAACTCCTCGCGATAATTGGATTGGTTGGGATAGAGAATACAAAACTAATAGTGGTATTCTGAATCATTCATGTATTGGTTCTACAATAGTTCCACTTCAACCTTTGGGTTACAACTATACAGGTGGAAAACTTCTTGCACTTCTATGTTTATCAGATGATATTCAGAAACAATGGGAAGAAAACTATGGAAATAAACTTGTAAGTGTTACAACTACATCACTATATGGTAAATCCAAAACAGGTGGTTTATCACAATACGATAGACTCAAACATTGGAAGAAATGTGGTTACTCAAATGGTTCTATGACATACGAATTGACCAAAGATACTGAACGAGAAATGTTGAAGTATGGTGAAAAGAATTACAACGATAGATACTTCTCATTGTATGTTGCAACAAGAGAAAATGGTCAACCTTGGAAAAGAGACCATAGAAATAGATTCAGAAGTTTTCTATTCCCTAAACTAGAAATACCTAAGAACATTATTCGTTCAGACCATCAAAGAGGTATATATTGGTCTGCCTTGTATGATAACTCCAGAGAGTTTCTAAGAGGTGAGATTACAGAAGACCAACTAGTTCGTTCACAAGACTTCTCTACTGAGGCACTTTCCACACTATGGAAAGAAAAGTATGCAGGTAAGAGAATCAACAACCTTATGAATGCAGAGAGACAAAGACTCAATGATACTCTCTTCTACGATGATATTGCATTCATGTCATGGGAAGAAACCAAAGCCAAATATTTACCACAAGTAGGGCGTTGACATTGCGTTAACTTTTTTGTTATACTATGCATATAGTTTGATAAGAAAGGAGACAATATGTTAGATAGAATTAAAGACGGAACTGCAAGGTGGTATGTAATTGATACCCAAAACCTTGAAGAGTATGGTGAGAATTACCATAAATTCAAAGGTGGTTCTACTTATGTTGTATCTTTCCATGTAGAGGAATTCATATGGGAAGAGAATGCATATGGTGAGGGTGAACACTCTTATTATCATTCTCCTTCTCTTACTGAGGCATCAGTCGCTGCTTTAGTTATGAAACATGTTAACAGATATAATGGACTGAGAGGGTCTTTTGATTATATCACTAACATCGAAGTTATTGACTCCCCTTTTGATACACCTGACCATCCAGATTGGAGAGGTGATGAAGAATCCCTAATTTTAGAGATAGATGCCAAAGTTGGAGAAGTCGCTTGACTTTGGTAAGTAACCAGTTATAATGGAAGTATGAATATGTTATACAAAGACGAAAGATATAATAGAGAGTTTACAGGTCAAACCTCTACACAATTTACAGATATAGTTCCTCGTGCAAAGGGACTTAAATTCTTATACTTTGCAGAAATAGATATCAATGATATCGACTATGATGGTTCTGCAGAAGACTTATCAAGGAAAGAGGGTGCAATCGTTCAGAATGCTGAGGGATTTGCAATCATGTTAAGAAACGGAAAGTATAAACCTCTTAACTATGAACCACCAGTTGTTTACTATGATGAGAAAACAGGTAAGTATATTTGTGATAACGGAAGAACAAGATACAATGGCCACAAAATTGCAAAGTTTGGTAAGATATTTGTTGCAGTTGTTGAGTTTGTTGAGT